CAAAGCGGTTGCCAGCGTCGGCTCCCACTACAAATCTACACAAAAACTCGCCATCGCTTGGCAGTGCACCGATGAGCGTTTCACACACATCGCGCAGGCTCATGGTGCCGGTGACATCGCACGCTGCGCTCCACTCCATGAAGGCGTCCTCGATGGCCTGGTTGGCTAGGCGGTCGGGCTTGTCGGGGGCGTCGGCCACCCTACTCTGCAGTTTGAAACCGGCAGGGCCCACGATGTTGTTCTGGCACATGCCCACAAATTTGCGGGCGTAGTCGTTATTTTTAACCAGCTGGCGGCCACGAGCACGCAGGCGGTCCAGGTCGCCACGCAGCTCTTGGTTGATGCTGGTGTTTTCAGCGAGCCAGGCGCTGGTGATGCGGTCTACGCGTGCGGCCTCGAAACGGCGCACCTGGTTGCCTGCCTGCAGCCAGGTGGCTATGCGTTGGCGAAACGTGGGCCTGCTGCTGCGGGTGGCGGTTTGAATCATGGTGTGTTCATGGTGCGGGGCGCCGCTGCTCAGCGGCTGCCGGGGTAGGCGTGGCGCACGTAGATGCGCGAGGATGGCGACAGGCCATTGGCTATTGACGCGGCGTCTTGCTCACGCTTGACCTCGGCGGCGAAGCGGCTCTCCAGGGCCAGCAATTCGGCCATGGTGTAGCGCTTGAGGTTGCGACCGGCGATCTCATAACTAGCGGCGGCCCAGTTGGTGCTGTCGATGAGGTAGGCCTTGATGGCGTCCAAGCCCTTTTGCGCGCTGCTGCGCGCATCTGTTGCGGCAGAAAACACGGGCTGCACCACCACCTGCCCGCCTCCTACGGTGTAGACCTCACCGGAGAGGCTTACCTGGGCGCGCCAGGTGTAGGTGCCTGCTGCCCACAGGGCGGTGGCGCTGGCGGCGACTGTCACCAAATGGTCTGTGCCGCTGGCTGCAGCGGTGAATGTGTAGCGCTGGGCGGTGTTTACCAGGGTGTAGG